GCTGCAGTTGCGTTGCCAACGTCTGTAAGCATGGGGATGACATCATCTGCAGCAAAGCCATAAGCGAGCATCTGCTGAGTTGCCTTGTTAAGACCCGCCATTTCAAACGGCGTAGTCTTTGCAAACTCGACAAGATCAGCAATCATCTTCTTGGCACGCTCAGGACCAAGCATGGTATTAAAAGCAATGTCTACTTGCTCAGCGTTTGCAGCGGTCTGACTTGCCCACTGGGCAGCTTTAACACCCGCAATAGCAAGAGGAGCGGTAACTGCAGCGGTAAGCACGGTACCCGCTTTAGAGAAGCCACTGCCAAGGCTTGAGATTGCCTTAGAAGTCGTATCTGTGAGCTTGGAAACCTCACTGGCGAACTTGGAAGAGTCACCTAAAATCTCAATGACTACTTTTCCATCTGCCAAATTGACCTCCTAGAAGTTAGAAGTTACGGAGTGCCATCTCCCTCAATTCATCTTCTGTTGGAGGTAACGCCCAAGCTTGTGCACGCCTAGCATGAGCACGTTCTTCTTCCTTTGTGGTGTCTCCTTCAAGCGGGCTTCTTGCAGCCACAGCTTGCCCTGTGAGCGTGTCTGGAGTAGCAAGGAGTGCCAGGTATAAGTTGATGAAGGTATACCAGTGAAGCTGTGTTGATTTGCTGGTGAGGTCTATTGAGTAGATGCGCATGAAGTCAGCAGTCACAATTCCCGCGTCATAGTGCCAGTCGAAGTTCTTCTTTCTGTAGTACTGAATGCGCTTGTATTGCTCACCGTAGGAGATAGTGTCAAATGCCCCTGCTACCCACTCAGACGCTGCCTGAAGAGCTTCTACTGGGTACTTCGACACTTGGTCTGGCAGTACGCCTTTTTGAGCGTAGAAGAGGTTTAGTGTCCTCGCATTAGCAACAGCACTGTTCTCTGTATCCATCGTCATGTAGATGAGTGAAGTCCTAAACCCACTCTTAATGGGTACAGATACTCCCGCCACATCGACTGTGACGGGAGCACCCTTAATAACCGAGTCTAGAAACATGGATTACTCGTCCATGCTGGAGTTCTCTTGCGTGATAAGCTCAGAGACCTTGGACACAGCGTCGCTTGCTGAATATACCTCTGTCAGAATCGAGATAATCTTCATCAAGCGGTAGATGTTGAGCCGGTTTGCCTTGCCAATAAGCTCCTCTGCAGCTTCCTCACCAAGTGCAAAAGCAACGATATTGTGTGCTTCATCTGCAAGTGTTGTGAGGTTGTCCATTACCTCATCATTTGCGAGCCCAGCAAAAGACGATAGACGCTGAGCCCATGAATTGGCTTCAACAACAAAAGTAATGTTGCCTAGATCTACATCATAGGTCTTGCCCTCAATCTTTACCTTTGCTGTGGGTGCGCCGTCAAGCTTGTAATTCTTCAGTGCCATAAGTGTTCCTCTCTATGGGTTTACCTTGCAGATATCTTGTGTCACAGGTAACGCCAACAAAAAAGCACCCAGCATATGCCAGGTGCTTCCCCAGAGAGGAGAGGAATGGGGACTATGTCTATGCAGCCTTAGTAAAAGCTGCAGTGTCATAGTTGAAGGTGCCATACTCGTACTCGTCGGTGATTGCGACCTTAAAGGCAATCTTGATAGGTGCAATATCAGAGCCAGAGAATGGAGAGACGTTAAGCGTTGCCTTCGCGTGCTTAGCAACGAGTGCAGTCTTCTCACAAGCCTTACCTGCTTTGAAGTCATAACCGCAAGTGCGGACATACTCAACAGGTACGTCTAGAACATCCTCATAGCTTGCAAGAATCTTCTGAATGCCACCAGGACCCATAGCGTCAACCTCAAAACTGAAGGTGTCAGTCTTGCCTAGGTTGTACTTAGGCTGGGTCTTACGGTCGATATAGGTTGGCTCATAAGACTTAGCCTCACGCTCTGGGTCTGCCTTGGTGGTCTCGGTAACACGGATGAAGTTCGTCTGTCCAGGGAACTTAATCCAGTGCTGAATCTCGTAAATAGAAACAGGTGTGCGCTGTGTCTCTGTTGGCTGTACAACAGCTGGTGATTCTGGCATAGTACTTCCTTTCTTTAAGGGTTAAACCCTGTACTTAATTTGGGCGATAAGCTGGTAGGTTGCGACTCCATCCTCACCAACACTGAAGGGAGATGGCAGTGTGGTGACATCATGGGCATACACAACAACGCCCTCTGGTGCACCACCGTCTTCAATGGCAGCTTGGACTTTACGCAGCATGGCAAGACCGTCAATGCGCTCCTGCTCGTCTAGTGGGCGTGTCTGCAGATACACCTCGTATGGGAACTGCTTAATACCGCCACCAGAACAATAATGAAGCACCCAAGGCTCACCCGGAGCAGCCTTAAGCATTGCTTGTGCAGCTCCAGTGCCATTGGGGAACTGACCATACTCAACAGGAATACCTGTGAGAATGTCTTTCAGCCAGTCAGTAACGCTTTGAGAGATGTCTACCATGCCCCTCCAACTTTCTCTCCAAGAACTTTTGCGAACATTTGCTGCCATGCATTACCTCTAACACCTGCGCAACGGTCATACCAGTGATCACAGGCATTAGGAGCATGCAAGGCATTTTGAAGCGTATTGTGGTTGTGTGTTGAGTAGTACTGAACACGTGCATATTCCGCTGCTTTTCCACCGCCCCATTCAACATAAGCAGCACTGCCAGTCTGACGAGTAATGCCAGAACCTTGCAGGGCTCCTGAGTCATAAGGGACGTAAGTCTTACAGTCAGCTAGTACGTTTTCAGCAACGATGCCAAGGGCAGCTTCTACAGCGTTTGAAACCTTGTCTTTACAACGCTCAACATCAACGTCAACCACACGCATTCTCATCTGGCTTCTACCTCCACATGATGTGTCTCGTGGTGAGTGGAATAAGGGTTTACAGAGCGCACCATACGCGCTTCTGATACTGGTTTCTCCTCGGAGTTGATGCCACGAATAACGAAGTCACCAGCCTTGAGACCCGGGTCTTTGAAGAACCACACTTTAAGCACATTGGCGTTTTGTGGTCCTACGGTTGAAGCAGTATTAGCGAGCTTCTCTTCAACGTGTACGCCTTGATAGATAGATCGCGTGAACCCCTTATCCTGCTTGTGCCAGACGGTGACGGTATCCCAGGCAATCATTGGATACCCCTCCAAAGAAGACCTGTGCCAACTAAGAAGGGATACACGCAGGAGAGGTCAGAGACGCTTGCTTGAGCATCTGTATATGTGTAAGACACACTACCCACGCTCTCGCTCTTAACCATTCCACGTGTGTCTTTGCCAGCTGCTCTGTCACATAGAGCACAGAGGGCAAGAAGCCACTTCTCGCTGTACTTCTCAGGGACCTCTTCACCAGTCATTGAGACAAGCAGTGCTTGAGCCTTGACGAGGGGAGCGTCTAACTCACCCTCGCCAAGAGAGCCTTTATACGTGTTGCGGTAGAAGTCGTATGTAAGGCTTGGGGTTGCCATTAAGCAGCCTTAGGCTTCAAGACACCAGCAGCCTTAGTTGCCTTAAGAGCAACGCCACAGACGAACTCAACATCAACGTTCTTGACAGCACCTGGAGTGGTCCAGTCAGGCAGCGCAACGGTGAATGCATTGTCACCATTAAGCGTAATGCCGTGGAAACCATCCATGCCAAGGCAAGCAGCATAGATAGAACCGTCGGCGATAGAGCCGTCACGGACCTCATGAATGGCAATGCCGTTGTAAGCCTTAACAACGTTGCCAGCGGTCTCCTTGGACTCAGTTCCAAGACCAACAACACGAAGCAGAGCGTTCAGCTTGGTGTACTGAGCTGCATTCATCATGAGTACGTCAGGAGTACGCATGAGGTTAGAAAGCATGGTGTCAAGCTCCTCAAGGTAAGCAAGAGCAGCTTCCTTAGTGGTGACCTTGACATCAGTCTTAGAGGCCATCTCAGTGGAAGTGGTCTTCAGAGCAGCTGCGAGACCGTCAAAGCCGTTTGCGTCCTTGGTAGGAGCAAAGATGCTGGCGTTGAACTTGCGGGAGACTGCGTCCTTAGCCTGCTCCAGATACATCTCATAGAGGTCATCTGCAGCAGCCTTGGCAACGCGATCCATCTGGAACGTAGAGCCGAGAATACCAAGGGTGGTAGTCTTCTTCTCAACAGTTGGCTCAGATGCGACTGGCTCAGCACCAAGTGCACGGAATGCAGCAGAAGACGGAGTCTTGACGCGCTTATAGCCGTAGACCAAGTCAGAAGTGCCAGAAGCATTCATGCAGTTGTCGAAGGTAAGCGCACCGAGCAGATAGTTGTCGGTGACAAGCTCATTGATGAAGCCCTGTGTGAGCTTATCGCCAGAGTTGGTTGCAAGGGTAGCGAGATTAATCATTATTTTCCAAGTCCTTCCTTAATGTTGCGAGCAATGCCAGAAGAGCTGCCAGCGGGCTTGCCGGTAGTATTTACACTCTTTGGCTCAGACTGGAAGAGATAAGGCTTTGCTTCTTTAAGCTTGGCAACGTCACCCTCTAGAGCAGCCAAAGCAGCTCTACCAAGCTCCAAGTCAATGCAGCCAGCAGAAGTAAGCTTTGCTTCAACTTCTGCCTTCTCCTTGGCTTCCTGTGAGTCTTTGAGCTGCTTCTCAATAGCAGAGATACGCTCATCAGAAGAAGCCATAGACTTCTTCGACTCTGCGAGCTCTGCTTCCAGCTCCTTGATGCGCTTCTCACGGTTAGCCAAGTCACGCTCTAGCTTGTGGGTGTTGACGTTTGCGCTTGTGTCCTCGCTTGTAGCAGAGTCCTGGGAAGATGCTTCCTCTTCTGCTACTTGGTCCTGGGACTGGTTTTCCTGCGTAGAGTCTTGGGTGTCAGAGTCTTTCTTTTCCTCTGTTACCTCGTCTGGTGCAGGAGATCCATTACGATGCATAGACCAAATCCTTTCAGTCAATCGCAGGTCCTTTTCCTGCGCTGAAAGAATTGTCTGTGAGTGTTAACAGCTAAAAGAAAACCCCGCTTGTAGCGAGGTTAAGAGTTACTAATTGATTCTTACCTTATGGAATTAAAGGCATTTACTAGAAAAATCAAGTTTGATTCCAATTTCTTTATATTCAGCCTTCAATTCTTCTGGAGCTGAGTCTTTTACGCCGTTTTCGTCAAAAAAGTGTTCCCTAACATAGTCTGGACCATACTCATCACATAGTGCCATAAAAACTGGCATATCAGGCAAATGAATCATTATCGAATCTCCTTAAGAATAGAATCAACAATAAAAGACAAGAATGAGTCTGAGTCTATCTGCTCTGTTTCAATAGCTACTCTCACGCTCTCTGCTAATGACTCGCTATAAAAGGATGTAGTAGCATTCTTCCCTGTATACATTGAGGCAACTGCAGATGGATATGAACTAATAGTATTATATATCAATTTCTCAGCTGAATAGGTGTTTTCGGTGTGCTTCTTATTATAATTTCGCAGTGCTCTTGTGATGATTCTCTTTGAATGTTTTGCACTCATAAACTCCGCTTCGTCATATTGAGACAGCATCGCTTCAACAAGATGCCCTGCTTCGTGTCTGCCATCGCTACATGGAGTGTTTGACACAGCCTTGAGCATCTTTGAATTGACATAGACTGTTCCCCACACATTTGTTTGGGCACTTGTTTGCCGTATCGCTGAACTCATTTTTATGTTGCCCATTATCTTTTTTAGCTGCGGGAATTTCGTCAAAGCATCATCTATTCCCGCACATAAACCACGCGTATATTCAAAGAAGTTCTCCTCTAGTGCTTTGTCTATATAGAAGCCGTACTTTTCTTCAACAGCTTTCTGCAGGTCCTCGAAGGTAGCACACTTCATGAAATCTGATTTAGACACAACGTCTTTAGTTTGTGAGCCAGAGTTCACTCTAGACATTGCCTTTCTTGTGTTTCTAAAGTCAGTTCGTCCAAGTGCTGTTGGCTGCTTACTAACTGCCCAGGCACGCTCACGCTCATAGTCACGGCGCAAATGATTGTCATGTGTGAACTGGCGCAGCTTGTCTTGCAGCTCGCCAAGTCTAATGCGCTGCTTTACTGCGTCTGCCCTTACCTCTTGAAGATAAGAAATCTCTCTTTTCTGGCTTCTGATGAGACGCTCATATCTGCGCTGTTTTTGCGTAGCTGCGTAGTACTCGTCACTGGTCATGCCTGTGATGCGCTCTTGCTCTGAGTAGTCCATGTCTGGCAGCTCGGAGTATCCAGGGACATACGGTGTCATGTAGTGGTAGCAGTTATGTGTTACAATAGAATTAGCAAAATACCAGGCATTTTCTGTTGAAAGGTTGTATACATGCCCAGACCACATCCGAGTATCAACACTGATGATCTCATCAGGCTCTACAATGAAGGGGCTTCTATCAGAACTATGAGAAAGCATTTCAGATGCCGGGATAGGATTATCGCCAGCGAACTCAAAGCTCTTGGTTTGAATACCGATAGACGTAAGAAGAGTGTTGATATCGAACGTGTCGTTGACCTTTGGAATAAAGGGTTCAATAAAACTGTTATCGCCGAGCAGCTTGGTGTTTCCCAAACAACAATCACTAATCGACTTAAAGAATGCGGAATCAATCCCGAAAGTCGCAGTTTGGCCATGAAGAGAAAGATGTCTAGATATTCTCCTAAAGAAAGAAGCCTTATTTGCAAACCCGCTCATGATGCTGTCAGAGGAACTAAAAAGACTCATTCCGACCTTTGTAAGAGAGCTAGAACCAAAGCTAATATTGGAAAACCTGGAAGCATTGAAGAGGCTCGCCTCGGAGAAATGTTTAAGAGCCTTGGAGTCAGCGTTTCTCATCAATTTGCTATCGACAAATACAATGTCGACATTTTGATTTTTGATTCCGTCGTTGTGGAAATCAGTGGTAGACCCAAGAAAGGAGTTGACGCCGAACGTATCCCCGAGCGCGTTAAACTCATTCTTGATAGAGGGTTCTCTCTCATACTTGTTTGGTCTAACACCAAGTGGCATCCCGTCACTATTGACACGGCTAAATACATAGTCTCCCTTGCTAAGCTTATTTGCAGCAACCCATCCATGAGGGGTAAGTATTGGGTGATTTGGGGTGACAGTAAGGTTATGGCCGAGTGCCGTCCGTATTGTGACAATCTCCCCGGAATACTTACGCCTATAGGCTGCTAAAGCGTTAGGGCCTGATACTTTCGTATCGCCAACAACACAGTTTGCCCCACAGAGTCCTGTTACGGTGCCATAGCCTGTGGCATCGACAAGAGAGGGGTATTCAGTACTTCTACCGCTTCTTGAATACACTTTGCCCTGCCATTCAGCGTGGCTTGGACGTGCTCCAAAGTGGGCATCAACAAATACCAAGTCCCATTCCCACTCGTCCATACGTTGCATAAGAAGACGGTTTCTTGCTTGATTAGCCTGGGAGACAATGTGTCGTCTTAGAGCTGCGTCAATGGTTGTTTTAGTACCGCTGATGTAGTCAATGGTCTCAAGTCCAGAGTTAGCAAGTCGTGTAACACCACGCTCCATAACCGCTCGTGTTGGCTCTCCAGCTTGATGACGTGCGATTGCTTCAGCGGTCACGTCATACCAGAGTGCTGCTTGGTCTTTAGCAAGAGCAATGTTCTGACGCTCAAGGACCTCATTCATGCCTTGAGCCGTCTGAGCAGCGATAATAGTTGCGAGGTTAGTCATGTGACGGCGTGAGCCCATCGCTTGCACAAACTGCCCAACGAGTGCGTCATCAGTCTTTTTAAGCGCGGTCTTTAGGACCTCACGTGTTTGTTTGTCGATAGCGGGGCGGTACTTGTAGTAGATCGCGAGAGCTTCTTCACGAGAGAGCCTAGAGAGACGCTCAAAGTCTGCAATCTCTCGACCTCTGATAACTGCGCCGTTGGTGCGTACTACCTCATCAAGTAGGTTCAAAAAGAAGTAGGAGAGTTCCTGCACATAAGCAGACTGTGCGCCCCCTACGAGACGCACAGCAATTTCTTCAGTCGGTTTCACGGTTACTCACCAAGGTCTGCGTCAAGCGAGACTCCGCCAGTCTCGCTGGTAAATGCCTTTGCGTCTTCCTCACTCATGCCTTGGTACTTGACGAGATACTTCCATTTAGGGCAAAGACCGCGTGCAATGTCATCCTTCATCATGTCGCGGTCTGCCTTATCGTCCGAGATAACCGAGTCATCCCACAGAATGTCAACTGGCACAGGCTCGTCTACTCTGTAGCCATTCATGGCGCACTCTGCAGCGAACGCGCCTTGGACAAGATCTCTTACCGAGTTCTCAATAGAGTGCTCATGCTTTCTGATGGTCCTGATAAGCGTTGCATTTGTGCTAACAACCTCTGTTGCGGTCTTGAGTCCCTGTCCCAGCGTGAATGACCAATACCCTGCACCAAAGCCAGTTCTAAAGCCCAGAACAGCAAGAGCATTGTTGAATGCAGTAACCATGTCATCAATGTGCGTATCAGGGTTGTAGACCGTCATAGGAGACTCTGCGCTAATGCCAGCAGAGATTGGTGCAAACATAATCTGGTCCATAGTGTTGACAAACTTTGCGTTGCCTTTGCTGTCACGCACGATAGCTTGCTCGTCTACAACCATCTTTGGCAGCGAGACCCTAACCTGCCAATACATCTGGTTAAATGCTTCGTCTACCAGTCTGCAAGAGTCGCAGATATCCTCGATGACAGATGCGCCAAGCGGTGTGAGCTCGTCATGAGCGTTGTACTTGGCTGGTTTTACCAATGTATAGGTTGGCAGTGGTTGCTTGGTATCGACAAAGCCTGTAATGCCTTCAACCTCAACAGGAGTAATACGGTTCTGTGAGTTAAAGAGCAGCGTCTCGATTACATGGGACTGTGTCTCTTGGTTGAAGTACCTAAGCTGCAGCTGGTCATACATCTTGGAGTTCACGGTCACCTTGGAAATGAATGCACAGCCATCACCAAGAAGCGGGATAATCTGCCACGCTTTCATAGAATCAATGCTGGTTGAGACGTTGCCTTCGTATCCGTGGAAGTTTGCGACCCATGCGCCAACACCGAGTGCAAAGACAGTGCTAATGAACTCAGCTTGCTCATCAACAAAGTTAGGGATAGTGCGCTCTAACCAGTCATTCACTGCGTCTTCAGAGCTTGAAAGTATTGTGCCTTCGTTCATGATCAGACTTGGAATCTCACTTGCAACCATTGAAGCTGGACCAATGGAGAGCCTGTCATATGAGTCAGCACCATTGTTGATGATATAAGGCTGCTTGTAGTACTCATTGTCATGCGTAAACCAGCCCCACCAGAGCTGCTGGAACTTGTCCATAGACGTGTCTGGTGTAAACTTGCGCTTCTTTAGGTATCTGAGTGCCCATTCTGGCTTTTGGATAGCAATCTTCGACAAGGTGAGACCCCTTCTCTTTACGTCAAGCTTCTGTCATTGATAAGCGTCATACATGCATAACGCACAGCGTCGATAGTGTGGTTATCAGCGTCTGGCAACTGCCCTGTGAGCTGGTTATCCTTTGTCATCACATATGAGTAATTGCTGAACTCTCGCGCTGCAGTAGTGCAGCTGGAATCAATCACAATCTTTGCGCGATACTGCAGCCACTTGATTGAGTTGTGGATGTTGTGCGCTCCTGTCTTGAGCGCACCGCGAGCGTTAATGCCATTAGCTTTGAAGTCAGCAATACTCTTTGGCTCTGCTGAGTCGCACCACACTGTGGCATATGGTTCAGCGTCTTCAATGACGTCTTCACCGTCTTTGAGAGCGTTGCCCAGCTTCTCGCTTACGAGCTCTGCGGTATCTTGGTTAGAGAGTCCACACTTCACGAACTCGTCCAGGATGTAGAGCGTGCGAGTCTTTGTGTCGTAAGCAATCTTTACCCATGCGAATGGATCTTGTGAGAAACCCCAGTCAACGCCATAGTAGTGATATTCAAGCTTTTTGCGCTCCTCGTATGTGATGTCTCTCACCTCAACACGGGTGAAGACCTCAGAGCCAAAGCCAACCTGCTCTCCCAGCCACTCATGGCGATATGCTTCCTCGTCAAGTTCTTTGAGTGCTTCAGCGTCCTTGCGTACTTGCTCCGGTATCCACTCATGTGGTACATCGAGGTAGCTTGACTCAATGACACGCTCCGGGTGTGTTGAGAGCAGGGTAGAGACGTGTTCATTTACCCAGGCATCGCGAGAGCGCGGTGGGTTGTGGTCAAAGAAACGGAAGTACACAGAGCCTTCTGGAGCGTCACGAGTGACAGACTGCATAACCGTTCTGAGTTCACCCCAGCCATTGAACTGGTCTACCTCTGAGAACCACTGATAGGCGTAGTACGTGCCATTAGGTGCCTTAATTGCTTTGGTCTTCTGCGTATGGTCACCACCACGGAAGGTGATGACTTGACCAGTTGCGGGGCGCGTGAGCTTGTACGGGCTCTTAGACGCTCTCCATTCATCGCGGATGTTGAGCTTGTCAATCGCCCAGAGCATCTGCTCAAAGACACCGTCTCCGATATCTTTGCCAATCTTGGGCATGATGAATGCTGAGCGGTCCTTGTGCTCCATGAGTCCTTGCATGATCTCTAAAGAGACTGTGGAACTCTTCAAAGAAAAACGCCCTCCCCTTAGCCACCATTCACCTCCTGCGTCTTGAGCAATAGCTCTATGCAGTGAGAGAA